CAATACGTAAGCTTCTGAAAAAATTAAAATGAAAGATTACATAACTAGAGTAATGAACTACGAGCAATACAAAAGATTTTGTGAGGCCAGTAGTGGTATCGGACACGTAGTTGAATACCTTACAAATGATGTGATGCAGTATTCAACACAGTTTAAAGTTTCAGTCTTCAAAGAAGACGAAAATAAATTTAATGATTTAGTGGTTGCATTAGATTTATAAGTATGTTTTACTTAACCACATAACCTTTAAGGAGAATAGAAATGGCAGTAGTAAGTGGAAAAGCTTATTGGGCTTCAGTAACAAGCCCTAACACAACGTTTGAACCAGTCTATACAGTAGACCTGGTAGTAGATGATAAGACGGCTGATGACTTCCAGGCACGTGGATATAAAGTTAAAGAACTAACTATCAACGAAGAGCCTGTTGGTAGAGCTATCACTATCAAAAGAAAAGTAAACGGAGCTGATGGTAGAACCAGGCAAGCCCCTAAACTTTTTGACAAAGACAAAGTTCCTATGGACGAAGTAGTAGGGAATGGAAGTGAAGTCAAAGTGCAGTATGCAGAATGGGAAACCAGCAACAAGTATGGCGACTTCAAAGGGCTAGACTTCCAGGCTATGCAGGTTATTAACCTGGTGTCTTATAGGAGTGGAGATGGCGATGAGCTAGGCTCAGTAGAAGGTGGGGAGGAGTTCTAATGTTAGTCAAAGTAACTACTAAGGACGGAGTAATCTCAGAGCATGATACCAATGCTATCAAGAATAAAGAGAGCAGGGTTCAAGCTGAAGTCTTAGTAAGAAAAGTATCTACACTTGAAATACTAAGAGAGGCTTTACAAATAGCTAACGTGGTTCATAGAAAGAACCTGGAGGACATTGTAGCTGAAGCTCCTGAAAGTTTGGTCACACCAGACGAAGAGTAATCTATGGTTGGCTACTCCTTAAAAGTAGCACGGTGTTGGGGTAAGTTATATCGTAGTGTATATTTGTTCTCCATCTCTTGTCTCAACACCACCTTGGAGACAACATGACAGAAAAAAGCAAGTTCAAAAAATATCACTTACCTTGCCCTGAATGCAAAAGTTCAGATGCCTTATCAGTAAACGAAGACGGTTCAGCAAAATGTTTTAGTTGCGATAAGTTCTTCCCTAAGTTTGAAGAAAACACAGATGCTTTTTACACACCAGAACCAAAACCAGAACCCTTACTAAATGTTCATGGAGCTTCTTTTGCTTCACTAAAAGACAGAGCCATAAGTGCAGAGACAGCTAAGAAGTATGGTGTTAAGGTTGTGTATGATAGCCAGGGAGCAATAGCACAACATGTCTATCCTTACTTTATAAAACATGAACTTACAGCCAACAAGATAAGATACACCAGGGATAAAAAGTTTTTATGCCAGGGACAAATACAAGGCACAGGTTTATTCGGACAACATTTATTTAAAGAGGGAGGTAAGTTCCTAACCATAACAGAGGGAGAGGTAGATGCCATGTCAGCTTACGAGTTGATGGGTTCAAAGTGGGCTTGTGTATCTATAAAAAGAGGAGCTTCCTCAGCAGTCAAAGATGTAAAAGAAAACTTAGAATATGTAGAAAGTTTCGACAATATTGTTATATGTTTTGATGGAGATGCTCCAGGTATTAAAGCATCAAAGGAAGTTGCATCTATAATTAAACCAGGTAAAGCAAAGATAATGACTTTACCAAATGGATTTAAAGATGCTAACGACATGCTTAAACAGAAAAAGTTTGAGCAGTTTGTTAGAGCATGGTGGGATGCACAAGTCTTTACTCCATCAGGTATCATAAGAGTATCTGAAAAGAAAGAACAATTCTTTCAAAGAGAAAAGAAAGAGTGTGTTCCTTATCCCTGGCAAGGACTTAACAATAAACTATATGGGCTTAGACAAGGCGAACTCCTTACCCTTACAGGTGGAACAGGCCTAGGTAAATCTAGTGTAACCAGGGAACTAGAGCATTGGATTATAAATGAAACAACAGACAACGTAGGTATCATAGCTCTTGAGGAAGACTGGAGACGAACAGTTGACGGAGTGCTATCTATCGAAGCAAATGCCAGGATATACATAGACCAGATTAGAGACCAGTTCGATAGAAAAACTTTGGAGGATATGTATGATAGAACCTTTGACTCAGATAGAGTATTTGTGCATGCTCACTTTGGTACTAATGATATTGAGAGTATATTTTCAAAACTAAGATACTTGATTGTAGGATGTGATTGTAAGTGGGTTGTAGTAGACCACTTGCACATGCTTGTCTCAGCTTTACAAGAAGGAGATGAGAGAAGAGCTATTGATAATATTATGACCAGGCTTAGAAGTATGGTTGAAGAGACTGGGGCTGGTATCATCTTAGTATCACACTTACGTAGGATAGATGGTAACAAAGGACATGAGAACGGTATTGAAGTATCTCTATCACACCTCAGAGGTTCTAATAGTATTGCACAGT